CTGCAAAAAGGGTCGACAGATACATCGAAGCTACAAAATGATGCACAATAACCCAGAGAAGTACTTCCAACATCTCCTCTATAAAAAAGGTAGAGAACTACTTACAGTAGATCTTTTAATGAACCTACTAGAAGAGCAAGGTGGGGTCTGTGCAATTTCAGGTCAAGAACTAACCTTTACAAAAAAGCCTAATTGTGGTAGAATAAATACAAATGCGTCCATAGACCAGATTGTCGCAGGAGGCGGGTACACTAAAAACAACATACAAATTGTATGTGACGTAGTAAATCGAATGAAAATTGATATGACAGAGACAGAGTTAAAATTCTGGTGTTCTGCAATACTGGAGGGTTGAAAAATTCCAAGTTCAAAGTCGTATGTCAGAGATTATAAGCAGGAAGCTAAGTATCACGCTACTGCTGAACAGAAGAAGAAACGTGCTTCTCGTAATGCTGCCCGTACTAAGCTTAAGAAGGCTGGAGTAAAGGTAGCAGGGAAGGATGTAGACCATAAGAACGGTAACCCTAAGGACAACAAGCGTTCCAACCTACGTGTACAGCCTAAGGCTAAGAATCGTAGCTTTGCTCGTACTAAAACTGCAGGTAAGAAGAAATGACAAAAGACGCTAAACTCGCCCGTGCTGGGGTATCCGCTTTTAATAAACCTAAACGTACTCCAGACCACCCTAAGAAGTCTCATATTGTTGTGGCTAAAGAAGGTGGGAAGACAAAAACAATTCGGTTTGGTGAGCAAGGTGCAAAGACTGCAGGTAAGCCTAAAGCTGGAGAGTCCGACAAGATGAAGAAGAAGCGGGCAAGCTTTAAAGCACGACACGGTAAGAATATCTCTAAGGGTAAAATGTCAGCCGCTTTTTGGTCGGACAAAATTAAGTGGGAAATGTCGTGGAAGTAATTCATAAGGCGAAGTGGTAATGAACGGCGAACACCATCATCCTAGATCAAGGAACACTGGGGTAACTGTAGCTTCTACTTCCTCTGGTGCTAGTGCTACTGTACTCTATACCTGTCCTTCTAAGAACAAGGGTGAGGTAAACTTGCTTACTGTATCCAACCCCACTGCAGGTGCTATTAATATCACAGTAGAGGTGTATAACTCCCAAGCTACAGCTTATCATAGTATCGTGGACACCTTTAGTCTTGCTGCTAACTCTGTTATTTATGTCGTCAGTGAAGGAGATACAGTCCTACTTAACCCTACAGATAAGATTGTGGTGAGTGCTTCCGTTGGTGGCTCTTTAACCTCTTATATCTCGGTTAGGGAAACTTATGGAGAGGCTCTCGCTTAATGTCAGACTATCTTATAGGTGGTGATCCAGCAGAAAAAGTTCTGAATAAGCTGGACCCAAGTAACTCAAGCACCGCTATCCTAACTTCGTCCTCAGTCTTCACCGGAGATTGGGTAGATGTGAGTCAGTACTCTGATGTGGTGGTTTCTGTATCTACTGACCAAAACGGTACCTACAGTGTTCAGTTCTCCCCGGATGGTACTAACCAAGATAGTACTTTAACTAGGCAGTATCGAACTGACCAAATTAATGTCCCCCACAGATTCACTGTCACACGTAAGTATTTTAGAGTAGTTTTTACTAATACTTCTGCCACAGATCAGACATACTTCAGACTTCAAACTCACTTTGGATTCTATAGTAGCTTAAATGCCCCCATTGATGGAACTTTAGCTCAAGACTTTGATGCCATTGCGGTTAGGCCTACAGACTATAGGGACGAAGTTGCTCTTGGACTACGCCAAGGTAAAACTCTCTGGCATAAGTGGGGGTACAATGAAGATATTGACATAGCAGCTTCTGAAACTGTCTGGTCAGAAGGGGGTGACTTCACCTTCCTTACAACTGCCTCCACCTTAAGTCTTGTATCTACGGACGCTAATGACGTGGATGCGGGTACAGGGGCACACGGGGTAGTCCTTTATGGTATTGACGGAGATAGAAAGAGTCAAGTTGAAGTTGTACTCTTAAATGGAACAACCCCTGTTGTAACTACCTCTACTTGGTTAGGTATAAACAGGATGGCCCTCTATAGGTCTGGTACCTCTCAAGGCAATGAAGGGAAGGTAACTGCAACCGCTGTCACTGGTTCCTCTGTCCAAGCTGCTATGCCTATAGGAGAGGGTACTACTCAACAGGCCATTTTCTTCACTCAAGCAGGTCACACAGCCCTTGCGACAGGACTACTTATAAACGCACTGAAACAAGCCGGGGGGTCTTCTCCGAAGTTGACAATAAAAGCTTGGGTACTCTCTTTTGTTTCAAATTCCAAGTATGAAGTCTTTAGGTACAATATTGATACCTCCGTGGAAAACCACTTAGACTACCCACCAGAAGACAGGTTTCCTGTGGGTGAAAAATCTGCTTTATACTTTACTGCCTCTACAGACACCAATAACACAACTGTGGGTCTAAGGTTTAGTGTAATTGAGTCAAAACTCTCCTCAACTTAAGGTAATAAAGAATGGCTAATCTAAACAAACACCGTAAGGCTATCACTGAGGCAGGTTATACCTTGTCTAAGGATGGTACACAAGTCACCAACAAAGAAGGTAAGACTGTTGCAGGAACCAACGATAATGGTTTCTTTTCTGGTTCTAGTACCTTGACAAAGATCTTCAAAGGTGATACAAAGGCTAAAGAGAAAGCCCCTGCTAAGTCCTCTAAGAAGGCTCCTGCTGAAACAGCTCCGAAAACAAGTAAGCGTCCTCCTAGCAAGAAGGGCACTTCTACTGGTGAAGGTTCTGGAGATAAGTACGCACCACCAGAGTCTCCAAACAAAGCACCTCGTATCTCTGCTAAACCTAAAGGTCGTAAGACTCCTATGACTAAGGAGCAGGCTCGTAAGTACACTAGTGCTTCTCCCACTGGAACCCCTACGCTTATGTCTCAAGGCGGCAATAACGCAGAAACTAAGGGTACCTCTACTACTACTGCTGGACGCCGTAACCGTAACAACACTACCCCAAAAGTCCCCGTCCAAAAGAAAATGGATGACAAGTATGGTGACATTGGTAAAGACCTTCAACCTATGAACGTAGAAGATCGTGGTAAGCGAGACATGTATCAGGGTGAAACTCCAGCTAGCGGTTCTCGTAAGGGGCCACTGCCATCCCGTGAAGCATGGGAAGATATGTCTACCTCAGAGAAGCGTCGAGCAGGCCTACCCACTACAGTCTACAAGTGGAACAAACTACTCAGGGCAGAAGGACTCTAATATGACAGAGAAACAAAAGAAGTTCCTAGACGTACTCTTTGAGGAAGCCCAAGGTGACTTTCTTAAAGCTAAACGTCTGGCTGGCTACAGTGAGAACACTCCTACACGGGAAGTGGTAGCCTCTCTTGAAGAAGAGATTTCTAACCTAGTAAAGAAGTTCCTGACTAATGCTGGGGTTAAGGCTGCTTATACAGTCAACCAAATTGTTGAAGACCCTACTATTATTGGTGGCAAAGAACGTCTCTCTGCTGCTAAGGACTTGCTAGATCGCGGGGGTTTTAAGGCCACTGAAAAAGTAGAAGTAACGGCTAAAGACCCTATTTTTATCCTCCCACCAAAGAGTTAATATGACAAAGAAAAAAGCAAAAGGCCTTTTTAGGGTCGCTGCTCCCGATAAGACTGATGTAGGTTACAAGTTTTATCCAATCGTCCGTATCGGTAGATTCATCCCATTTGGGTACAAGCAAGACCCAGATGACCCCAATGTACTTTTACCTGTAGAAGAAGAGTTGATCCTCTTTGAACAAGCTAAAGAATACCTAAAGAATTACTCCCTGAGGGATGTAGCAACTTGGCTTTCTAATAAGTCAGGACGTTACCTCTCCCATGTTGGTCTTAGCCTACGGGTTAAGTCTGAACAGAAAAGGGCTAAGGAGCACATCGACTCAAGACGACTCTTGGAACAATATCAGTCAGCTTTTAAAAAGGCACGTCGAATTGAAGAGACACGATTGGGTCGAAGGACTCCTACAGAGGAAGAACTAGATGACGAACTCTTTACCAGCGTCTGCCAAACCTGCCCCAATAGATGTAAGTAAAGCCCAAGATATCATCTTCCAACCCAATGATGGACCACAGACAGACTTCCTGTCAGCCTCAGAACAAGAGGTTCTCTATGGTGGTGCTGCAGGTGGTGGTAAATCCTTTGCTATGGTTGCTGACCCTGTACGTTATGTCAACAATCCTAAGTCTGCTAAACTCCTTGTTCGACGTAGTACAGAAGAACTTCGTGAACTTATCTCTATCTCTAAGAAGATGTACCCTGCAGCTATCCCCGGTGCAAAGTTCCTTGAGAGAGAAAAGACTTGGGTATTCCCTTCTGGGGCTACCCTCTGGATGAGTTACCTAGATAGGGATGATGACGTAGAGCGTTACCAAGGTCAGGCTTTTAATTGGATTGGCTTTGACGAACTTACTCAGTGGAACACACCCTTTGCTTGGGATTATATGCGTTCCCGTCTACGTACTTCTAAGGACTCTGGACTAGACCTAATTCAACGAGCAACAACTAACCCCGGAGGTATTGGTCACCATTGGGTAAAGAAAACCTTTATTGACCCTGCTCCACACAACACCACCTTTGATGCACAGAGTATTGATGGAACACCGCTAGTATGGCCCTCCGGCTCTAAGAAGGAAGGTCAACCACTTTTCCAACGTAAGTTCATTCCTGCTACTTTGTTTGATAACCCTTATCTTGCTGAAGATGGAATGTATGAAGCTAACCTTCTTTCCCTTCCAGAACATAAAAGACGCCAACTGTTAGAAGGTGACTGGAGTGTAGCTGAAGGTGCAGCCTTCCCGGAGTTTAATGTATTTCAACATGTTATCGAACCTTTTGATATACCAGACTCGTGGGTTAGATTTAGAGCAGCGGACTACGGATACAGTTCCCATACTGGTGTTGTTTGGTTTGCTATTAGTCCTTCTGAGCAGCTTATTGTTTATCGGGAACTCTACGTCTCCAAAGTTACAGCAGCAGACCTTGCACCAATGGTCCTTAGAGCAGAACAAGGTGACCGAATCAGCTACGGTGTACTAGACTCCTCTCTCTGGCATAAACG